AGCGGCTGCCAAGTTTATCGAGGACGGCCTTATCAAAGCTGGTGTAATTGAAAATGACGGATGGAAACAAGTTCTTGGTCTGCTTCCTTATTGGGAACATGACAAGGACTCTGAAGGCGGAGTCTTCTTAGTGATGTCCAACCAACCTCTATCTAAGAACGCAATCATCTCCTACTACAATACGAGGAACAGTGAAAACAAAAGTTAACAAGTTTGACCAACTCGTAAAGACTATACAGAGATACAAAAAAGACATTGAGTTTGAATACTTATGCTCTCTTCGTGAACAATCTGATATTACTGACCCAATTGAGTTAAGAGGTAAATATAGAGCCGCTGCAGCCATTTTGTTTATGGCGTCAGAAATAACTACTAACAACATCGATTTTAGTGAGTAACAGTGACAGATAAAGTAAATCATCCGCCTCACTATAACAAACATCCTAGCGGAGTTGAATGTATCACTGTTGTTGAGCATATGACATTCAATCTTGGCAATGCGGTTAAGTACATATGGAGAGCTGACCATAAGTCAGAAAATCCTGTTGAAGATTTGAAGAAAGCCGCTTGGTATGTCAACCGAGAGATTGAGAGAATCAGTGGAAAGTAAATACGAACGCAAGACTTCAATCATCAAACTACAGAATGTGAAATGGTTCAATGACATCAAAAAAAGACATGAACGTTCAGCTATCCTTATTGAAAGACCAGAAAGCCGAAATCGAGAAATTATCGAAGTCGAGTTCATTGGAAACAATCAAGGCAGCTGAACAACAACTGTTTCGCGACGCTCTACAGGTGATTCAGCCATATATGAAATTTGCTGAACTTGGCTTTGGAGAAGACGGAGAAGTTGATTCTGTCCCTTTCGAATGGGAAGGACTTCCTGACGCTGAGAAGCAGAAGAAGATTCGTCTAGCCAAAGCTGGTTGGATGCCATCTTCTGACACTCCCCACGCAGTAAAGATGGCACACGCTACCATTCTCGGAATCATCAAAGCGCAAGCAACCGAACAGTCAGGAACTAAGATTCTGAATATTGAATCAGTATCGTTTCCAGCTCCCGGACAAAAGGGAGAAGATTATGAGGTTATAGATGTCGAAAGTGACTGAGTGTCCATCGTGTGATGGAGATGGATTGATAATGCTTTTAGGTTCAACTGAATGTGTATGGAAGAAGTGTGTAACTTGTTCAGGACTTGGGCAACTCCTAATTAAGAATCCAATTGAGTCTATTACACCTGTTAAATTCTCAGGCAATTCACCTTTCCCGCTAGCAAAGGACTAGATGCCGGAAATTAAACTTCCGTGTAAATTAATTACTAAAGTAGATGACGAGGATTACGATTATCTTTTGTCATACGCTTCATGGTATAGTTGTCCATCTCACAATGGAAGACGTGTTCAGGCTTGTCTTCGCGGTAAAAAACCTAAAGTAACAGTTTATATGCATCGAGTAGTTGCATATCGAATCTTTGGCTCTGTTTCTAAACTTCACGATGTTGACCATATTAATAGAGACGCTTTGGACAACAGAAGAAATAATATTAGACTATGTTCTAAAAGCCAAAATTCTTATAATACATCAAAGCGTAACCAAAAATGCACGTCAATTTACAAGGGAGTTAGTCAGTGCAAGCGTAGCGGCAAGTGGCACGCGCAGATTGTTTTTGAGAAAAACAAAATATTCATAGGAAGCTTCTCGTCTGAAACGGACGCAGCTTTAGCATACAATAAATATGCTAAAAAACTATTTGGCGATTTTGCATATTTGAATGAGGTTAAATGAGTGAATTGGAACACCCTAAAGGATGCCCTCCCGTCCGGACCTACCTTCGTCATAAAAATACTGGGGACTTAGCTCTTGAGGTCGTTTACAGTGAAAAAGTAAAAATGAACCATAACCTTCCTGGTTTTCCTTTATATTACACTGCTACACAGCTCTATAATTGGCTTTTTGAGACTAAAGCAAAAGAACTTCCTCCAGGTTCTTACGCTCGAATTGCATATGAAGCCGACAGAGTTCTTTGCGATATTCATCCAGAACTAAAGCGTCAGCCTGAATGGTTGTCTCTTGATACTAGAAAGAAGGCGGCCTGGATTGAGGCAAGAGTAAGTTTCGATAATCCGACTAGACAAGAGTTGTACAATGCAATAATTGGAGCGCTTGAAGGAAAAAAGAATGCCTGAACTATCTGACAAGGAAAAGCTTCAAGGAATTCAAGATTACCTTGGTTTTGCGCTTCAAGAAATCGAAGAATCAATAGCTATTGAGAAAGACGACGATAGAATGGAGTCTCTTCTTTCAGCCAAACGACTATTGACAATTGTGCTTGAAGATGTTGTGTCAATCTGTAATGCAACATCATTCGAACCTGAACCTGGCCATACACTAAACTGATGTCTCACCTAGAAATCCATCTGCCAACTAAGGAGGAAGAGGACTCTCCTCAAATTTACGTCAATAAGAAGTTGGTTCCTATTGCTGCTGAATTATATCGACTAGTTCAGCTGAACACCGTGTTTGATAGAACAGCTGAAAAGGAAGAATCTGACATGACTTGTCAGGAACTTTCTAAGCAGTATTCAGATGTAAATGTTCTGAAGGACACAAGTAAGCCTAAATCAGTTACTTTCTCCGTAGACCCCAAGACTCCTCTGGAAAAGAATGGCAAAATCCTCAAAATCCTCTTCTCTCTTACAGCATATTCTGAGAATGGAAAACCAGTGGCTTTCCGTCTTATTCGTCAGTCTGACGGTGGGTTTGTGGATAGGTCTGTTATTCAGGTGGAATCCAGTTACCCTCATCAGTACATTGCTCACCTACCTTTTGGTAACGGCAAGAATTCTATTCTCCAAAGAGAAGAAACCTACATCCTACAATCACGATATCTGAACCAACAATCTCGGCCCATAGCTAGAAGATTTTCTCTTAGCCTGGTATACGCATAATGAAAATAGCTGTTATTACTGGTTCTCGTGATTGGTCAACTTACGGAGATATAGCCAATGACCTAAAAACATTTGACCCTGATTTGGTTGTTCACGGAAACTGTCCAAGAGGTGCTGACAGAATGGCTGAAGATTGGGCAAAGGCTAACGGCATCAATATCCGTCATTTTAACGCTAATTGGAAATACGATGGCAAAAGAGCTGGAATGTTAAGAAATGGTGAAATGATTTCTTGGGCCAGCAACATGGCTGCAGGCAAACACCAAATAAAAGTATTCGCTTATAGATTAAACAGTTCTCCAGGAACATCTGATTGTATTAGAAAATCTAAACAATATAATCTGGAAACTGTTATCCGTGACATGGTTAGCAAATGAATCCGTTTGAGAAATCAGCTTATATCCCTAGCGTATGGGGGAATAACTTCCATACTCGCAAAGAGAATGAGGTTATGGGAGCCGGAGCGGCTGGCCCAGGCAAAGCCCTGTGCTTGAAGACTCTTGTTCCTACTCCTGAAGGTTTCAAATTCTTTCGTGATATCCATCCAGGTGAAACGGTTTTCAACGTCCATGGTAAGCCAGTTAAAGTTATTGCAGAAACTGAGATATGGAATGACAGAGCCTGCTATTCCCTCAGAGTTGCCGACGAAGATATCGTATGTGACGGAGAACACTTATGGTGCACGACCGACGGTCGTATCATTAAAACGTCGGACATGCATAATTCGCCGTTTACTACGTCGTTACCGTTTCCTGAACCAACAGAAACGGAATCGTCTGATTTACTACTTGACCCTTATGTATACGGTTATTGTTTGGTCCGCGGCCAACCTTCTGATAGGGCTACCTTCACTACCTGGGACCCAGAAGCTTACTCTATTCTGCGTGATATCGGCTACACTCTTGACGACATTGGTTACAAAGCTGCTAGAATCCGTGAAAGAGCTGATTTAATCAATGAGTTAATCCCAGAAAAACAAAGACGTATTAGACCAGAGTATCTACGTGGTTCTTTCAATCAGCGTATGGCATTGGTTGAAGGAATCATGGACGGAAACTCTGGAATGTCTCCAGAAGTAGACCATAATGACTACCCGTTCCTCATTGACTTTTACTGTCTCGCCTCATCTTTGGGACTCGGTCCTAAGATTTGTCAGCCTCGCTATCGAAAAACTCACTTCATCAAACTATATTCGAAGTCAACCAAATGCTCACGTAGGACTGGTGAAGTTGGAGCTACATTTCAACGACGATACTGTCATCGTGTTAAATCCATCAAGCGGGTTTTGTCGGTTCCGACGAAGTGCATACAGGTTGAAGGCGGAGGAACATTCTTAATAACTAAGAGCTATATTCCTACGCATAACTCCATGGTTCTTTTGATGGACCCTATGGAGCAAGTTCAAATTGAGCACGTCAGAGCCCAGCTGGGTAGCGGCCAGATAAAGGAAGCCCCCAAGTCCTTTGGCCCCTATAAGGAACTGTGCGAGCAAAACCCAATTCGCTGGGGCCATTCTGAAGGCTGGATTTTGCATCTGCGCCGCACGCTGCCCCGTCTGAGTGAGACGATTAACCGTGCTCACCGTATCTTCCCTCTAATTGACCCAGAAGCCAAATGGAATGAGAAGAACCATATTTGGACTTTCTCATCAGGAATCAAATATGAATTCGGACATTGCAAAGACCGTACAGATTACAATAACTATCTAGGTAAACAGTACACATATTTAGGTTGGGATGAACTTGTAGAATTTAACAAAGAGCAATATGACTTCATTTCTTCTCGAATTAGAACAGGTGACAAGGTACTTAAACATTTCCTTAAGAACCGCTCTGCAACAAACCCTAGATTGTCAGGAAATAAAGGAGAGGACATCAGTATTGATGACCCAGCCTGGGTCAAGCGCCATTTTGTGGACCCATGCCCTGAAGGGAAAAAAGTCCTAAGAAGGAAGATTGTTCGCAAAGACGGAACTATTGAGTATGTCACTAAACTTTACTTGCCGGCTACCCTCTACGACAACCCTGACCCTGAATTCGTCAAACAGTACGAGCTTCAGCTTATGTCGCGGCCTAAGCACATTCGCGACTGTTATCTGTACGGAAGATGGGACACAGTCATTGGGTCTCATTTTGGTGAAGCCTGGAATCCTTCGGTGCACGTCTGCAAACCTTTTAAGATTCCCCACGATTGGCCCGTTTTCAGAGCCGGAGACTGGGGTTACGCGACTAGTGGAACTGTTGGATGGTACGCGGTACATCCCGAAGGGACGCTTTATTGCTTCTACGAAATAAGTTTCAAACAAAAGAACGCTACCGAAGTAGCAGAGATGAGTAAATACTTCGAAGAGAAGAATAAACTTTGGGACCCTAATCAGGGCTCAAAGATTTACGGACCTATGGACCGTCAGCTTTGGGAAGAAAGAGGCTCATCTTTTAAGACAAAGTATGAGAAGATGGTTGACATAGGCGTTGACTGGTGCAGGGCC